ACCCTCACTGTCGACAATAGAAACATGGCTTTCGCCCCCGATCCCTAAGGCAAAGAACGTGTAATCGAGACCAAAGCCTATCGTAAACGGTACGTTTTCGCCACAGTCCGACAAACCATACCATTTGGCAGAGCCGGCATAGAACATGTCATTAATATACCAAACAACACATTTATATTGTGTACCATTAATCACTATATTTAACGTTTCGCCGATGTCGGGTATGCGACTTACCGGGACATCTGTCCCGGTCTCACCGAAGAAAAGCACCTCTTGGTTTTCAAACGGCGTCCCGAGCGTTTCGCCAAGGTCTTTCCAACTGGATGCACTGCCGCCAAACGCTTTTGCTACAGCTATAGATTTAGCTAAACTCATTCATACTCACCTCACTGTTCAAGCCAACGCCGATTCTCTTCATCGAACATGTAAACCTTTTTTGTATCCATCTCAATGAGGATAGAACCGTTAGGAATTTTGCAACCATTCACAGTTGCAGTGGGTTTTTCGTCAGTTGACAACCCATAAAATTCATGAGGAATCTTTTGTCCCTCCATATTTGTTGCAATCGTAATCATATCGTTGCCTCCTTAAATAATCTTTTTCAAAGGGATCACTCCTTTATTCATCTCCGTTTGCCGATAACACAGCACACAGGAAAAAGCCAAACATGGTGGCAAGCGGAACGATCCACAGCAAATGCAAAGGACTCATCGCATTCTACCTCTCATCGTAAAGTCAGGCTTTTTCAAGTGCCGCAACACGTGCTTCAAGCGCAGCAATAGCATCGCCAGTGACCTTTGAGTCTGCCGCATAGCCGCTAGTATTTAAAGTTTTTGAAACACCGCGATGCGACAAAGAATTGAAAACAATTTCATTGCTCTCTATATTGTACTGAATTATCCCTACAACACCACTGACGTTTGAAATTATTAAATATGGTTCGTTTTCACTACTTCTATTAAACTCAAAAGCATGTCTTGGTGCATCATCATATTCATTTTTAACGTAAATTCCAAAACCTGACGCATCAAAACCGCATTCATCAATAATCTTAACGATGCTCGGTGCAATATAGTGGCTCATTATTGTCTTTGGGTTATAGAAATTGCCTGACAACGCTGCACTAGCAGCCGCTAAAGTAACAATTGCAGGCGTGCCTTCAAAATAAGTGGAAGCGTCTCCAACGGCAATTATTTTATTCCATATATCCTCATTTTCGGCAGCAATTTCACAAGAACCAAAACCGCTATGCTCTACCGCATGCCAATTGTACCTGCCAATATTAGATCTTGCCTGTGCTTTCTGGTCATCTGTTAAATTTTGTTCTTCAGCGAAACTAACTGCATATTCCTTGGTTGCCAAGGCGTATTCTCTTACAGTTGCTTGCTTGCCTTGAAGAAAGATAGTTTCAACTTTGTCTCCAGTAATTCTAGCAAAAAGTGCCGTGTCTGCAGAAACTGTATCATTTGCTTGGACAAGTGCGTATTCTTTGTGTTGCTTTGTCAGCGTAACAGACGTGCTCATAATACACCGCACAATTTTTCCCGCTTTTGCCGCTACGTTAATCTCAACACTAGAAACATCACTTTTGTAACCACCGAATTCATTTTGAGAAATGGTCACCTTTAGCTCAGTCCAATCAACTGCTTCCCACTTGGTGGGCTTACCGTTGGCGTCAACTTCTGCTACTCGGATAGTCTGTCCAGCGGATGCGGTAGAAACATACGGATAATAATCGTATGCTACAGTAACGACTGCACAAGGACAAGCAACACCAGGTATGAACTCATCATATACGTTGATAGTGGAGTTTAGCAATACGTTTCCACTGTGCGCTTGATAAGTGAAAATTGCTCTTGATCCGGCAAGCCAATCTACTTGATGGATGTGTTGCTTTCGCTGATGACCAAACACCAAAACGACAGTACCGCCATTGTCATACCACTCTTTCATCTCGGCGACACTACAGCTCGGCGTGTAATATTCATCATTTTCGTTTTTCGTGAGTGTAACAACCTTCAGCTCACCAGGATCAATCTGCTCAAGAGATGCAATACGCTTCTCGAGGGAATCATAAGTCTTGATTTCAGTCTCTGTATAGACGTAATTACTCGGCTTTTTACGAGCAATAACAATGATCTCGGTTCGATGTTCTGTCCACATCTTGTCTTCGTTTTGTAAGTACAAATATGCATCGATGATTCCAGATTTTTGAAGCAAAACGTTCGGAATATCTGCATACATCACATTGCCTTCCAAATATGTTATCGAGGTGAGACAATCATCTGACGAGCTATCAGCACTCGAAAAATGAACCTCAATTCCCTCTTTGATAGAGTTCAGGTTTGTCAGCACAAGACGCTGATTCAAATCCCATTGATACAACGATGCCTTATTACCTTCAATTGCTATCATTCAGCAAACACCTCCTCTTCATCAGAAATTTCTTCCTCTTCATTACCACCGATCTGATTTCCACCAAATCCAGTTTCAACTGTGGCAAAGGAGCTATCCTCAATCATCTGGCGCTCAAGAGCAATTTGTTCAAGCTCCTCCTGAACCTCATCATCAGTGAGGCCTCTCCATTTCTTCATGTAAGCCTTGCGGCTCATTGTCTTAGATTCAACCTCAGCCAAATCCATATTCTTTTCCTCAATCTCATCTTCAGGCAACGGAGTATTCTGCTCAATGTTGATTTCATAGTCAACAGGAGAAATTGTCTCATTGATATATTGCTCAACACAGTTAGGATACACCATTGCACCTTGAATAATGATATTGATCAAAGATCTGAGCTGAGGTCCCCACATCTTCATCTTCTCACGGCACCTGATAATCAAGGGCCAGTAGATTGCTTTTAAAGCTTTACCACTCGTGATTGTCGCTTGAACAGACTCAATGTCAGGCATATCAACCTGCTCATATGCAGATTTCTTAACTCGCTTCAATGTCATGTCAAGTGCCGTACTGTAATTCATTGCTGGCTCCAACAGGCCAACCTGCGGATTCGGTTTATCCAGGTTTTGGTCAGAACCAAGATCCCAAAACGCACCTGCTGCAGTGGAAAGATTCTTGGTAGAATTAGATTCCATATCAACAGTGTACTTGGTAGGATTCATCGATTTTCTCTGAGAGTCAATGTCTGCACAAGATAGCTTGCTATACCAAGACTCGTCATCTTGCAGAATTTCGATCTCAGATTCACCTTCATCTTCACCGGTAAGACCATCATTGACAAAGATGACACCCGGAATCATGGGCATAAATGTTTCCTGGTATTCTGTGATCACCTCAATCAGGCGACCAGCACCGTCATACATTGCTTCTTCCAAATACACAACATCATTTTCAAGAACGAACTTCTTTTTGAAGACTCGCTTTTCACTTAATGTGATGCTGTTCTTGATAACCATGAAACATACGAACTTTGTCAACACATTCGGATTGCCAACCTTTGTTTCATAGACAAACTGAGTAGAGGGAAGGAATGTGATTGTCACTCCATCTTCCTCATTGAAGTTTACCAAGCCGGCAACTCTCTTACCTATGAAGCAATCTTTGGCAGCCTTGATAAGAGCATCCTCAAATTTGTTTTTATCGAGAATTGTCTTAACAAGGTCATTCATCACAGTCAATGCATCCTTCGCATCTTGTGTGATCTTACCTACATCGCCTTTAGGCTCAACCGTAATGTCAGGTGGCGCAGCGAACAAGAACCTCGCTTCCTTATTGATCAAAGAAGCTGCCATCTTGTAATTCAATTTTGCCGGGATATAGTCACCATTAGTTCCCTCTACAGCAAAACTCGCACCCTTCTTATATACCTTATAATATTTGCAAATCTCTGTCATCTCGGTAAGAAAGTCTTTTGCCGAGCCACCGATCTCTGCATTGATAAGAGAATACGGAATACGGTTGAAAGCTGTCAAGACTTCTGTGCTATTTTTCTCGGCCTCAATGACCTTAGCTTCTTCGCTCGCCATCTTTCATTCCTCCTTAAAATAACTTGTTTACTTCCTTCTGCACTTCTGCAGGATCATATCCAGCCAACTTGAGCCTTTCGGTTCTTGTTGCGCCAAAACCCCAAGAATCCCAACGATCGTCTGAACACTTACCATAATAGATTTCTTTTGCAATCTCTGCGTTGGTCTTCTTAATGACAGGCTCAGGCTTAGGCTCTTCATTCTTGACACTCTCAAAGGCGATTGTTTCCTTAGCTGTAATGATAGGATCAAAACCAGCAGCCTGCAGCTTACCAGCAACATCCTTTACTTCATTCAGATCAGAATACGTACCAACCTTAATGCAATATGTCACATTGCTCTTTACCATCCCAACGGCACCTTCCTCTTCTTCAATTACCGGATTCAGACGATTGGTCACCTTTGCAGCCAAGTCACCCAGTCTTTCGTATAACCAATCACCGGGGCATTCAGTTGCAGCAAACCAACGATGAACAGTAATCAGCATCTCATCAGGAGCAAGCTTATAACTAAGAGCTCTGTCCTTGTCAGCAATCCACAGCAACTTTGTCTTGTTATATCGCTTACAGATGTCAGTGCACAGCTCAATCAGCTTTTCGTAAACGATATTTGTCATTGCATAGGGTGCAGTCATGTCACTTGCACACTCGATAGTAATCGCTCTGTTATCGTTATCACTGGAAGAAGAACACCAGGAACGATCCTTCTCCTCAACGTACATACCAACACGGCCATTCTTGTCGATACCATAATTGGAAGATGCTCTTGTGGTTGTCTGTGCAAACCAGTTGCCAAGAGACTCTGCTGTCACCTGACCTACAATGCAGTGAGGAGTGATCCTGCTTACATCGTACTTTTTATTCACATCTTTATTAGGCGAAATTTTTGTATAAGCAACCAGGGGACTATTACTCATCGTCTTCGTCATCTCCTTTGTTGTCACTCAATTCAAACGCCATCTGCTCACAGACCTCGTCGTCATCTTCAAATTCAACGCCATGAAACTTCTTCATTTTGCTCACTCCTTAATTATTGGTTTTCTTGTAAGTTGCATTGCTTACACCAAGCACGACACCAAGGAACAGGTCAATTGCGGTGATTGTATCAGGAATCTGCTCGGGGAAGGGCAAACTCCAGGTCTTAGCAAGAGAACCATAGAGGATTGCCAATGCAGGAAGAACAATCAGTGCAAGCCACTTCAGGATGTCATAAACCTTATTGCTCATCTTCATAGCCTTTTCTCCTTTCCTATCATTTAACCAGCTTTGCTATTGAACGTCTTATCCTTAATGTCTGCCACAGTTACACCGTCAAGTGCATACCAAATAGCAGAGAAGGAGTGCGGGTCAATATTGAACTGGTCATAAATCACATTTCCTTTTGCATCTTTCTTGTATGTCAAATCCTTTAACTCACGAATTACGTTCTTGCACTTAGGACTGACAAATATCTTTTTGAATCGCTTTACTTTTCGGGTGTTGGACAATCTCGACCCTGCGAACTTATTTCTACACGCTCTTATCTTGAAGCCATTCTGTCTGTAGTAGGTAATTGCTTTGGGATCCTCGTTATCAGCCACAATCATCTTGGCATAACCTTGATCATCGTATGCATTCAAACGCTCTTTTAGCATTTGCATTTCAGGTTGATTAGCAAACACATCATCAGTGACATGATTCATATAGATCTCATCCCAGATGAATAGATAGCCACGCTTCAAATCAACACTCATAGAAATGACTGCATTGAAGGATTCCTCAAAACCAAAGTCAAAGCCGAAGTACTGATTCTCAGGACCAAGTTTAGCAATCTGCTCCTTAAACCAATCTCTTCTATTTCTCTCAACCACTTTGAACTGAGGAAGAACACGAGTACCGGTAGCACCAAATCTACCCCAACGAGCAACCATATACAGAGGATAGTCATAATGCCTTAAATCATCCAGTCGCTTTAGATATTGCCAAGGCAACCAAGGATTATCGTCCGGTGTAGAGTGGTGGTAATATGTACCGTTCTTTATCAAACACTTCTTGTCATAGAACTTGTTCTCATCCACAATCACATGTTCCACACCTTCATCATCGAGTCTTACAAAGAAATGTCTGTATACCCAATTATCTCTACCGATCGGGTTACAGCTGAGGATGAAGTGCATCGATACATTGGGAGTACGAATACGACCAAGCAATTCTTTATAACCTTCATACTTGATTTCAGAACACTCCTCAAGCCAGACTATAGAGACACCGTTTATAGACTTTACCTTTTCAGGTTTGTCCATGCCTTTGAAGATGATTGTACTGCCATTTGGGAATCTGAATCGCAAAGGGGATTTCAACGCCAATACTCTATTCTTCTTTACTCTGAATTCCTTTGGGTCGGTAGTAAGAAGTCCCATATCATCAAGTATCTCACAGAACAAGTCATAACAAGAATCTTGAATTGTATCAAAGACTTCACGAATGACCAGAGCTTTACGCTTTTCTTCAAGCAACTTTAGAACGATTTTGAACGCCACAGTATAAGACTTACTTGAACCATATCCACCAACAAGCAGATATCGCTCATAGTCCCAGTTGAACAAGAAGTCCTCAAACGCAGGACTAACAGATTTAGTTATCTTCATAATCTGCCTCCTTTGACATTCTTGCTCCACACTTACAGCAGTAGTCTTCGTGCTTTTGTTCGTTCTTAGTACCGCAATTAGAGCAGTACCAATCACCTTTTCTTAGAATCCACTTAGCATCGAAATCATGTGCCGAAGCATCATACCTTCCTCTATTGTAGCCAGCATTGAATCCATCTTTGTGCCCTCTTTTGTAATCAGGAGAATGTTCCATCTTTACTCCTCCCAATCTTCATCTTCCCAGTCCTCAGGCCAATAGTCCAGATCATCCTCAGGCTCAGCCTCAACTTTAGCCACCACTTCTTTATCATTGTTAGCCTTAGCTTTCGCTTTCTTAGCTTCTTGTTTCTCTTGCTCTGTCATTTGTCTTATCTCAATAGATTCATTGATCTCATCTACCCACTCTTCATCTGTTTCAGAATCAGTAGGTGGAGCAGACTGAGCATGAGGATTCTTAGAAGCTCTTGTTACTGTTACCTGAATAGAAGTATCTTCATCCATGTCATCCAGAATATTAGCTCTAGAGTTCATGTTCTTCCACTTCTTAGGCAATCTATTATACAGCCAACATTGAGCAGCAGATACGTTAGGAGCTTGTTCTTTTTCAGTCGTCTCTTTAACCGTCTCAATTACTTTACCGTGACGAATAGTCGTTATCACTTTTACTTCTTTTGTTCTATACCCTAACGCAGATTTTAGTAGCGCATTTTCGACTTTATAGTCAATGATCTCACGTCCTGTCGCTAAGGCCTTTTCAATTTCAGGATATTTATTTCTCCAGTTTGTCAATGTAGAACTTGAAATACCGATTCTATTGGCAATGTCTGTGAAAGTATATCCGTCTCTTGCCCAACACTCCAATAGCATCAGGTTGTCGTCTTCCAACCACTGTTCCGCAGTAGGAGTTGCACTAAGTTCAGATGCCATTGCAGCATTTTCTCCCTTCTCAAAAATTCTCATTAAATAGGTAAAAGCCCAGGATATTTCACCCAGGCTTGTTAGTCTTAACTCTAGTTCTTTCGAACATGTATTCACTTAAGTCATGATTCGATTTTAATTTTCAACTTTTTATTTAGCTTGCTTTTAGGAAGTTCATTGATCGGACCGAGCTTCTTTTTAATTGCCTCAAACTCTGCAGACAATACCAGTGCATGCACCTCAAGGTATCTTCCACCGTGATCATCGGTTCTAATTACAACTGTATACTCTTTCAATTTCTTCTCCTCCAAGTTTTGTTTCTCTCATTTCTTTCATATAAATTAAATGAATTCATAAGAGCTGCAATTTGATATTCTTCAAGGCTCCCAAACTCTTCGCCATCGGCTATACAAAAGAATACATCACCCACAATGAAGTCACCAGATGTTATAAAATTCAAAGGAAGACCTTTCAGCTTTCCTTCTTCATTGCATACACAAATTATGTTTTCAACAAACATTATGATCTCAATGTGGCCACCAACAATTTCCTGGAACACACGTAAGTCATTCTCAACTTCTCTTATTTCAGGCATTTGCCCTACTTTCTTAACTACGATTCTCATAATCACTACTCCTTTTAGTTTTATCAAAAGCGCCCACAACTTTTCAGCCACTTCTATACTTACTGGATCATGGGCGCCTAATTTTTCATTATTTACACAATCAATTATAAATCCCCATATTAAGCTTAAGCATTATTTACACGTATCCAGAAGTGTACCAAGGAACCAGACGAACGTGTGTTTTAGGGGTTACT